TCCCAAACTTAGATGGTCCGAATGTAAATGATTGATCAGCAAAAATACCTCCTAGATTATATTGTTTATCGAGGGGTGAGTTAATATGATGTTTCAAAGATTGTTCATACGCTAAAAACTTTTCATCTCGATTGAAAACAACTTCATTATTAAATCGTAATTCAACATTTGTGATTGTATTGTATTCATTCGGGTAGTTATTCTGTACAGATTCTTCAGATTGTGATACAAAAAACATTTCCTTCACTGGGTGTGAAAATTTGAGTAACACATCCTTTTCATTTTCATTGGGTTTCATCTTAAAATTAGACACCTGTACTTGTGTGATTATATAATCTATGGGGTTTGACTTGAGAAAGTTACTCTCATCTGGAGTCACGTACACAAATTCAGTGTCAAGAGAAAACTTATTGATCGTTCCAGAAATATCCTGTTCGTATGAGGCTCCGTAAAGACCTTTACCACCGTATATGAGTTCAGTCAATGGTCGAGTCTTAATTCGAACTTCTACGAGTTGTTTAGTAAGTGCACACGTTGGAATGGCGAGGGTTGGGTTTCTGTAAAAATAAAAGGGTAAATCCAAGAAGTATGTGTATTCTCCTTGGTAACTCAGGATATTCCCATGTCCATTTAAGAAGTAAAGAGTTTGTTCAATATCATCATTTGTGTTATTGAGCTGCTGATGTAAGTAAATGTACTCTCCCGTAATTCGTTCAATAATTTGCCCACCAATAACTAATTCAGCATATTCTATGAGATGTGTCATAATTGAAGGAGACCAGACGGTGTCGTTACGACCCGCTGTATCAGGTGTGGGATCACTGAGTGTAACCTTCAGGGTCATATTACGAATCAAATCACCTTTATCATTTGGAACACTACACTCGAGGATTTCACCAAAATCTATCTTACCATCAAACTGACTCTCTATCGTATCTATAGCAAACTTCGTGTGTTTTTTGAAATTCATCAGGAAATACGAGAACTGTGGTTCACCTGTCAACCACTGATCCTGAACACCTGTGGCGGCAAGTCTCAGACGACCAGCCATTCCTACTGTATATGAGTAAAATTTTGTTAAATAAAACGATACGATACAATAGAATGAATCTTCAATTGAAAAAGTTCAAGCCTGAATCAATTGCGGATGATAAGGTCATTGTATTTATCGGTAAGCGCAATACAGGTAAGTCGACCCTCGTGAAAGATATAATGTATCATAAGAAACATCTTCCAGCGGGTATCGTCCTATCAGGAACAGAGGAGGGTAATCATTTCTATTCCGAGTTCATTCCTGATCTCTTCATTTATGGTGACTATGATAAAGATGCGATCGAACGTGTAATGGCACGACAGAGGAAGTTGGTGGGTGCAGGAAAACAGAATTGTGGAGCCTTTATGCTTCTGGATGACTGCATGTACGACAGTAAATTCTTAAAGGATACAGTAATTCGTCAATGCTTCATGAACGGCCGGCACTGGAAACTGTTCTTCATGCTTACGATGCAATATGTGATGGATTTACCCCCAGCTCTTCGCGCTAATGTTGATTATGTGTTCATTCTCAGGGAGAACATCATACAAAATAGAGAGAAACTTTACAAATCCTTTTTTGGTATCTTCCCTTCTTTCGATATGTTCTGCAAAGTTATGGATGCCTGTACAGAAAATTATGAATGTCTCGTGTTAGACAATACTGTGAAGTCTAACAGGATTCAGGATTGTGTGTTTTGGTACAAGGCAACTGTCAGGAAGAATTTCAAAGTTGGAAGTTCTCAATTATGGGGAATGCATAAGAAGATGTATAATTCAAAGCACGCTGACCAGAAGGAACAGGACGCTAAAAAGGCCAATAGGAAAACAGCTATAACCGTCACAAAGCGAAAATAATTGCGTCCTATAGTTTCATGAAAAACATGTGAGTATATTAAATGTCCTCTGGGCAGGTCAATACCCTTAATTTGTCAGACGACGGGGAAGGGATGGTCCCCTTACGCGACAATCCATCTACGTCTTTTGCATCTGAAAAAAATGTGAGTCAACATAAAGAGACAATGGATTCTACACCCATTAATGATATTATGATGGAACCACCTATGATGAGCGAAGAGCCCAAGATGCAGGGTGTTCAGATGGCTGCCGCGCAACCTCAGGGTATGTATGCCGCACCCGCACAGGCCCAGGATCAAAAACCCGCTAACAAGTACCCACTCAACCTCACGGATGACCATGTCATCGCTCTACTCGCTGGTTTGTGTGCAGCCATTTCTGTCAGTAAGCCTATTCAAGATAAGCTCGCGACCTCTATCCCCAAGTTCCTTAACGAACAAGGGGGTAGAAGTGTTGTTGGTTTAGCATCTACAGGTGTAGTTGCTGCTATTGCTTTTTACATCGTCAAGGATTACGTCGTGAAGCCTTAAGCGGCGGCTCCAGTCTGCCATCCCATATTACTATATATAGAGTTATCTACACCAGTGTAGTACGTTATTAACGCACCGGCCCCAAAGGTCAGTAGTAACAAGGTACTTAACTGAAGCTTTTTAGTATTATTAACCGTGGGATCCTTGAGCGCTTCTTCAGTGGGCTTCCAAACCTTATTCATGAGATATGTGAAAACGAAAGCAAAGACGGTGGAAGTCAAGAAGAAACCGCGATCGACATGAAGTTGGGGAAAACGCTGGGAACTCATTATCATTCGGATCGTGTTTGGTATGACAATTGTCAGGAATGCGAGATTGACATAGTAGTTTTTAGAGTACGCTGGCACACGAGTGATGGCGAATACGATGAACCAATAGACAATCGCAGTGAGTAAAACGTTAAGTGGTGTTTTCATTTACTATAAAATGAGATTATTTATCCTGGACATGCTGACCACAAAATTCAGTCTTTTCTATGATCTTTTGGTAAATTCCTATCTGTATACACATTTCCATGAGTTCGTTGTAATTAGCCCAAAATTGTTCCGAGTGTGAATACTCCTCAACCGTAGAATGTGCCAGTTCATGTATGAGAACATGAAAGATTTCATTCGTACTACCATCGAGACATATTGTGATTTCGGAGCCTTTATTGACATTGAATCCTACTGAATCTGTCATCACTTTACGACCTGTGATGGGTATGGGTCTTACGAGCATGTGAAACTTCTCATTGTTTGTTTCACGCAAATGATCTCTGAGAGTCTTGTACTTTTCCTTCACCTCGGTAAATTCCCTGGGTTCTGTCGTGGTGTGTAGTATATAAGCATTGACTAAAAGTAAAATAAGAAACAATATCATCTATTATAGACAAAGATAAATTTGCTATACAATTCTGAGATTGGATTTCCTTTCAGTCCTTCCCAAAATTGTAATCTAAACCCCAACTCTTCTAAATGTGTGACCAAAAGATCCTTGTATGCTACTGGTTCTGATCTTGGACCATCCGCATAAAATGGTGTGTCCACCAGATTTACAAATAACTTTTCACCAAATCCACCGTCACCGTGGTGTTTGAGTTTAAAAAAGTTTCCCGCGTCATCCAAATAAGGTGTTTTGAATAGAATTTTCTCAGAATCTGGGATGATACCCATGAGACACCCACCCGGTTTAACTCGTTTCTTAATTTCGTGTATCGAACTAAAAAATAAATCTCTGGATGCGAATATATAGTGTAACGAAAAATTGAAACACACCACATCAAACTTTCTTTTAGGACACGCGTGTATATCACCCTCATAAAAATTGACGCGCATGTGCATATTTTTAGCCCGAGAGCGCGCTTCGACCAGTGCTTCTGGTTCGGGATCACACATGTTTATGTTCGCACCACACTTGTGCCATTTTTGAAGATCTCCACCAAAACCACACCCAACATCGAGTATATGTTGACCGCTCACGGTAACACTCTGTATGAGTTCTCTTTTCGCATCATTATGATTTTTACGAATCTCTTCCATAATTCTTATATTCTTCACTCTTTTAAATAACTTAGGTTTCGTAGCTTAAAGTTTTGACGCCTTACATAAATATAATGTCTCTGGAAACCGATTACACTACAGTCCCCGGACAGGTCTTCGCTTGTCTCTCTATCATTGGACCTGAGGCTCCCCAAAAGAATGATAAGTTTGGTATCAAGATTCGTGGTGCATTCGCTACTCGTGACGAGGCGGCCAATCACGCTAAGCGCCTTCAGAAGGAGGATACAACCTTCGACATCTATGTCGTAGACATGTACAAGTGGCTTCTCATTCCACCGGATTCTTCCAAGATTGAGGATGTACACTACAACAACGAGAAGCTCGAAGAGATTATGTCTGGGTACAAGGACAACCAGGCACAGGCTGCCCGTATGTTTAGTGAGCGTAAGCAGGGTATGATGAAGGATAAGGTGGCGTACGCTCCAGGTGATGACAACTCTCAGTTTTACACCAAACCAGATGAGGCACCCATTTCCCNCCCCGCCGATGTTCTCGAGCGTCTCAAGAAGGAGAAGCCGGATACACCAATGGAAGAACTCGTGAAGGAGGCGAATGTGATTGTCGCCGCCGAGGTTGAGGAACGCAAGAAACAGCGTGAGCTTGAAGATGTGAAGGAAGAGGAACCCGAGGAAGCCTCGGTGTAAATAATATTCATATATACTAAAACATAATGTTCAATATACTAATCACTACCATTTTGGTCAGTGCGTTCTTTATTTTGTTTTTTGAACCGAATTGGAATTCAAAAAACAAAAGAGTTGTTAAAAAAGTAAAAAAGGCAAAGGTTTCAACCACTGATGGGTTCGTTGAAGATACAGATGATGCGTTTATCATTCCTAGGTATCCTAGTCAACTGATAAAGAAGGACCAATCTGGGAAAAATAAACCAATTTATGGTGAGATAGGCACATTTGTAGCGTACTCAACTGTACCTGAGGATCACTGGTTGCATGGTTTTCCCCATAAAAAATCCAAGTAAAAATACTGCGAATGCGATAATCCATGTCGATTTATCGATACTCTTGAATATATCCATGCCTTCTGTAGGAGGTGGTGGAGCCGGTGGTGGTGCGTATGTCATTTCAGACGGGTGAAAATAATATTGTTCTTCTTGTTTATTATCTTCATTCTTCTCCTGTTCGTCTAAGGTTGGGTTATATTCAATGGGATTTCCTATATCGGTTTCCATTTTCTATTATAGCTCTCGTTTTTTTTAAGCGTCTTCTTCCTCACTTTCACTTTCATCATCTACGATGAAATCTTTGAGGTTGCCATTATCATCGGCATCGTCTTCTTCTTCAAAGTCGTCATCTGATACACATTCGTCGTCGGTATCGATATCAGTATCCGAATCTAGATCCGAATCGTATTCATTCGCCGCGTAATCATCTTCAAGAACAGTCTCAACAGGCTGATAAAGAACCGGCTTTCTAATCACTCTTCTCGAACGCCTAAGCATTTGTATATGTACTGTATTATTGTTTAAGTACTTTTAACACATCAGGAGTTAATGTATGGACCCTAGACTTGTTTCGTTTACATAATGGGCATTTTTGGCTTATTTGATTCTTTTTTACTATATAGGACATGTTGACATCTTTGTGTTCACCGTTAATCGTCTCACAAAAGTTTGATGTCGTGAGTATGACACCCTTATTTACGCTCACCACCTGTGTATTCTCCTGACCTTTTATCCACTTGCGTATGTACGACTCCACCTTTTCTTTCGCAACGCTGTGATTAGGTTTGGGTTTCTCTACAAATTTCTTGATTTCTGGACATTTTTTAATATCCTCCTTTTTAGGGTATAATTTATCAGTGATTGAAGGTGGGAGATGGTATTTTCGACCATAGAAATCTTTACAAAAACCATCCCTCCTTCCATGAAGTGTTTCGCATCGACAAAAACATTTCTGTGCAATCACTTTTCCACTGACGAAAAACCAAATATGATTAGATCCATGTTCTCTTTTCAAATTCTCACAGTATTTAGATGTCGTCGAAACGAGATAGGTATCGTTATGCTTAAACATCTTTGTAATTATGGAATGATCCTGTCCCTCCATGTTCTTTCTCACGAAGGCTTCTAGCATGGTCTTTAATTCTTCATTTTGAATTTCATCTTTGGTCTGCGCTAACGAGAACGAACCTTCCTCTTTTACCTTGACTGAAGGATTGTCAATCACTGTATTCTGGGGTTCATCTGTTCTGACTGCTGACATTTTCAAAACATCGACATCTGGGTTCTGGCTGATATTCAATAGTGTACTCAGAGGTCCATTTTTATAGACAAATAAGGGTAAATAGGCGAGTTGTTCAATCTTCCGTTTGAATTTACACCCTTCACACCCCTGTCCCCCACAAGCATCGTGTTTAACCAACTTGAGTGACCATGGCATACGAAATCCACTTCCTTTCGCCTGTCTAGAAACACTCCCATAGACTGCGGCATCCACTATATCACTCCAATTATAAGAACCTTTCGCCCTGGTGAGTGATATCAGAATGTGTTCCCTGAGTGCGATGGCCGAAGCCTGATCTACGATGAGACCCGGCCAATTGAGATGTACACCTGTTTTTATTTTTGTACCACTCTTTTTAGGTGGTGCGACAGATATGAGACATTCTTTACCACCATGTCTTTTCACTTTATCACAAATGACTTTACAGATATCTTTGATTTCTTCAATCGTGAGTGATTCATCACCTTTGTAATCCAAGTCAACAAAGAAGTTATACGTCTTACTCTTCTGTTCCACGACGAATAACTTTTCACCTTGGTTTACCGCTTCTATGTACTTCTCATAGAAGGCGTTCAATTTATCAAATGGCACGGAAAGGACACCACCGTCCATGAGCACATGTGATAGATTGGTTGCATTATTAAATTTTTGAGTCGCACACCAACTCTTGAACATACTTTCTTATTGTTCTTCTTCTCTAAACCACGACATACAAGATACATCCCTATATTCTTTACCCTTCGTGAGATCGTTTTTAAGCTCCAAAAGTTGGCACACTGTCAATTTCTCGTTATCAATGACCCACTGTTCAATCTCTTCTTCACAGAACCCACGGTTCTGTTCTAGTAGTTTGCGAATTTCGGAGATGATATAAACCTTGGACTTCATTATTTAATAGAAAATGTTTTTCTATTCAAAGAACTCATACACGCATAGAATTCTGGATTCTTTATCACATTATCAATGATAAGTGACCATCGTTTACGTGTGTTAAAATCTTCGAGTGTATCGTAACTCATAAAATCATTTTCATCGTATGTCTTTTTTATTGGTTGTCGTAAAGACTTTTTAACATTTGTCTTATGTTTCTCTTCATAAAACTTCTTTATCTGCCCCTGTTGTTCTGAACGACTATAGTTTACAAAAAAGATGAAAACGTTGTATTCCAGATCAACTGTGGGACTTTCTTTATGTATAAACTTAAACTCTGTGTAGTGTCCACTCTTTAATGACACGACACCTCGAGTTTCTTCCTCTAATTCCCTTAGGGCACATCTAATTGGGTTTAAAATTTCTCTTCGTCTGCATCCTCCTGTGACAAATATCCAATCCTTAAATCTTGTATCTCGTACTGTGAGAAACCGTGGTTTCCCATCAGCAAAACTAACGGGTATTGCTATAGCTTTGTACTTTTTCATTGCGCATTCGCAAGTTATAATATGTCGATATGATTATTCGGCCACTTTTTCCTCTGCGACTTCAGGTTCGGGTTCCTTAGCTACCAACTGGGGAGCCTCGAGTTTCTTGGAAACATACTCGGAAAAGTCCTTCATATGCTCAACTTCTTGCTTCGTCTTGTTCACCTCCCTGAACAGAAAGAGAAGACCGGCTACACATACCACAGTGGCAACTAACATCATGGTGTCGCGATTAATAGGAATCATTATAGAATATACACTCTTTATCTTTTTAAGTAATTACACCCGCGTTAGTCTGTTGAGGACATGTGGGGCAATCGTACGGGCTATGCGCGAATTGAACGGCTTCGTAATGCGTGGGCTGACAACACTTATCAGTCGATGGGGAAGGATGCCCAACGAACTTTTCGAGTGTCCTGGATTTAGGATCATACGTCAATACAAAAACGATGGCGAGGAGGAAAATGATCTTCCAATACATTGTTATTAATTAGTTAGAATATAAAAGACCAGCCATACCATTCTCGATACGGAGGACGTTGTAGTTTACGCCGTAAACATCGGAGGTGACATTTTGCTTATCACACACGATACGGGCGGAATCAAGGCGGGAAAAGTTGAGAGAGCCAGTAGGCTGGATCTTACCGCAATCGAGGGAGAATGGGTAGAAGAACAGGGACTTGGCAACCGCGGGGGTAGAGGCGTTGGTTGTGTGGTAGTACAGAGGTACGGTGGTGTAGTTGGGGTCAGCGAACTTGAAGTCGGTGACGTCGGTACCGTTAATCTGAAGCTTGAGCTTGTTATCATTGTTGAGGATATCGAGCGCCAAACCGGAACCATCGGTGTGCGCCTTAGCCGAGGCAAGGTACTTGATGGGGTGGTTGAAGTTGAGTTCCTGCATCTTGGAACCGGAAGAGATCGCCTTTTGAACCTGGGTGATGAGAAGGTTCATGGGCTGACTGGCGAACAGCTCACGCTCCTGAGTATCGAGGTAGGCATAATTCGCGTAGACATCCCATGTATGAGAGGCCGCCGAACCACCCCAAGTGATGCGAAGCTCCACATCATGATATTGGAGGGCGATGAGAGGAAGGGCAGTCTGCCAGTTCTCACAGAAAGCAAACCTGAGAGGGTAGAAACGCTCCGCGGTAGCACCACCATACAAGTTACCACCGACCGACTTGGAGGAGGAGGTCGCAGAAAGAAGGGGAGCGATGAGACTGGAATAAGTGACATCCTGTTCATCAATAACTTGACCCCCAATTAATAATTCCACCTTGGAAATTACATCGGTCCAGTCACCGACGGCCGTGGAAGCGGTACCACTGTTGGGAGCGAGGTAGACATAGTTGAGCATGTCACCCTTGCGCTCGAAGCGGACGGTGGACATACCGTTGTTGGAGACGTTGCCTTGGATGACTTGACGCTCGACAGTTTGGGAAAAATTTGTATGACGTTTGTAGGTGGACCTGAAGAAAGACACCTCGGGCTGACCGACGAGGTGCACATCCTGGGCTCCGACGGCTACGAGTTGGGCAATACCACCAGACATTTTATAATATAGTGAGAGTTTATTTTTAAGCTGGGAAGACTTACAAACTGGGATTCAATTTGTAAGAAGTTTGGTGGGGACAAGTCCTATAGACTTGGAACTTATACCACATTCGCGGGCCAAATTGGTGGTGTGGGCCATTCAGCTGTTAAATTATTACTATTATCTACACTTGGATTTGCCGTCACAGTAGAATCCCTGAGTTTTTGACGGTACGTAATCCAAGCTGTCCGTGTTTCTTCTGAAGGGTGGGGATAATCTGGAAGAACTAAAGGATCCGTGGCACGTAACATATTAGTTCTTTTTTCACGAAATTGTCGCCAAGCTTCCACGACGTTAAGTTCTTGGCGTTTAGCTTCTACGGTTTCTTCCGAGGGGCGATCTTCTTCTGACATATCTCCCCATACAATCCCTTCATAAGAATCCCCTGTGACTCCCCATGTATGTTCGGGATACAAAACGTTTAACGCTTCTATGAGTAACATTTATATAACCTTATATATAAATTTTTACATTCCCACATGTACTATATCCAATCGGTGCCCAGACGCAGTAGTTCTATTAGTATCAGTACCAATTCTACAACGAACATAATCACCCACACTTAAATATAC